TACGGGTCCTGCTTGGAGTACCCGTCGGGATCTCCCCCGAGAAGCTGTAATCCTATGTCAAGGCGACAGAGGTCGGGGAAGCCTTCGGGGGTTCTCCAAAATCCTTTACGGCCTCGGGCGACATCAGCACAGAGCCCATCTTCTTGGCGAGCTCCGCAGCCCATGGCGCGAGGTGCGATGCGCCGCCGAAGCCTTCCTCGTGGAACTCCTCTAGCACTTCGGATCCGTAGTCGAGCCAGGACTCTCCGCGCTTCGGGGCAGGAGTCGAGAGCATCAGCTCTTCGTCCCACCACGCCGCGCCGACGAGTGCCGCGAGGGCATCGATCGATCCCTCAAAGCTGAGCCCGCCCGCGTCGGTCGCGAACTGGGCCAGAAGCTGAAGCAGCTCCACGACCTGTCGATCGTTCGGCATGCGGAAGTGGCGAGGGGCCATCCCGTCCGCCTCGACTAGGAAGTAGATCGGGTTGACTTCGCCGTTAGGCTTCGTCGGGAGAACTCTCTTGACTCTTCGCATCGGTCTTGCCCTTCGCCTTCGCCTTCGGCTTAATTGCCTCTAGCGCTTTGATTCGATCCTTCCGCAGGCACCGCACCCCATCGGGGAAGCACCACTTGCCCTTGGCAGCCCGAAGGCGCTTGAGCTCCGCAGCCGACACTAGGTCACCGCACTAGGGTAGACGCTGTAGCTCGTGAAGCTGATCGAGATCTGAGCGGGGTCACCCTCCGAGAGCGAGCCGGACACAACACAGTGAGAAAGCGAGAGGACGTGATCGGACGCATCGCCGTGCACGGTTCCAGAGATAGTCCACTCAAGATCCAGAGTAAACACTTCGCCGTCTGTTCCCATGGTCGAGACCCAGTTGTCCCCGACATCGCCCGTCTGAGTGATAATCTCGCTCAAGGTGGCGTAGGTCGCGTCGCCCAAATCTCTGAGAAAAGCTGTGAAATTTCCGGTAATTGGGGCATCGTCCGAGTAGCGAAGCGACGGAGGCGAGCCGAGGGACCCACGGTCTAAGGGGGATATCACGCTGGGACCAGGTATAGCGATCGAGAGGTCGCCCGCCTCGTAAGAGACGGTGTACTCGTTCGCCGCCCCATTGTCCGACAGCTTCAAAACGCCGTCTCTCTTAGTTTTCAGAATCGTGCTCTCGCTCATGGGTTACTCCTATCGGGCTCGCAAGCGGTCACGCTCACGGCTCCTTGTGTTCTGTCTGAGGAAGCCCGCAGCGCGAGCAGAGAAAAGTGTACCTACGGGCGACTCGGCCTGCCCGACAATCGAGGGCAGGAGGAACTGTCCGACGCGACCGAGAAGCCCGGAGGTGCTTGGTGTAGTGGTCTCGACTGCCGCCTTGATCTGAGACCACGCCGAGCGCAGGAGCTCCTCTGACTTCGTGGCGATCTCCAGGTAGACGAGCGCGGTGCTGTCCGTGCGATGGACGAAGGCGGCATACTCGCGAGGGTTGCGGATCGTCCACTCTAGACCTTCGGCTGTGATGTCCCAATCGGCTTGGCTCGCGCCCGTATCGACTGGCCAAACATTATCGACGAACTCGCCGAGTTCAAACGCCACGTTTTCGATGAGACTCCAGATCGCAGAGCGTGACCCGGCGGTGAGCTTCGCGGTCGAGACTCCCTGATCTCGCAGGCGTGCGCCGACGTTGATCGAGATATCGACCGAGCCGGAACTCTCGCTTCGGGTGTTAGCTGCCATCGAGATCCCTCGTTAGGCTAGCGATCATCTCTTGCGATACGGTGTCCATCTCTTCCGCGAAGATCTCAAAGGCTTCCTCGGCGGCGCTGCCCGATGCCTTGTTCTTGAGGTGGACGTGCTCGGCGTAGTAGTTGCGGCGCTTGTCTCGGGCATCATTAAAGACGACCGCAGAGATCCCACGCTGCCGAGCCTTCCAGCCTCGCAGGCTTCGCCCCGATCGCTCGCTGTTCTTCGTGCCGAGCGGGACGTAGTAAGCCTTCACTCCATTGACTAGCTTGCGCGTGCCGATGGGCCAAGGATTGCCGGGGCGCACGTTGTCCCCGCGCAGTCTGTCCTTAAAGCGGGTGAGTCCCTCGCCGAGCGCCTCGGTGAGGTCGGACCAATTGATCTCGTTCGCGTTATCGATCGCGTCTTGCAAGCCTTCGACATTGATCTCTAGCAGCGTATCGCTCATAGCTCGATGTCCGTGTCGAGGCGGAAGCGCACCGAGCCGAAGAGCCACTCGCGCGACTCGTGGACGGTGAAGGAGGTCGAGACGTGGTGAGCCGACCACTGCTCAGAGAGTGAGGTCGTGTCCCCCTCGATAGCCTGGAGTGCCGCCAGGGCGTCGGCTAGTGCTACGTCGCGTGTGGTCTTGTAGTTGTGCACGTCCTGAGCCCAGACGCAGAGCAGATCGATCTCATAGCGTGCGCGCTCGTGTCGGTCGAACCGATCCCGGTATTGCCCGGTGTTGGCGATCGTCGTCGGCAGCACAGAGAACGCGCGGTTGAGTGCGGCCTCGGGTGCCCACCTAGGATTGAGCAGCTCGGCGGATTCGCGGAGGCTCGTCCCGCCCTCGACGATGGAGGCCACGTTGTCGAGCAGCTGGATGTGGGTTAACGCGGCCACAGCGGCAGGCTCCCGGTCTGGACGCCTGGGCCGCCCGTGAAGAGCACGGACTCGGCGCCCGCCTTCTCGGTGCCGTCCGCGTCCCCGTCTTGATCGTAGTCGTAGTCGAAGCTGATCGAAGCCCACTCGATCGCGAACATGTCCCGGTAGTCGTCGGCGAGCTCGGCGTATCTGCCGTCACCCGCTGCGCTCGCGCCGTCTCGAAAGATCAGCTCTAGGCTTTTGAGCACGAGCGAGTCGGTGAGTGCGTACGGGCTCAGAATCAGGTAAGGCATCCGGCCCGACTTGAGGAGCATGCGGACGAGGATCTCCCAGGCTGTCGTGATGAAGTCGTCGGCGTCATTCCCGGTTGCGATCATGCGGGAGAGGTTCTGATGCCTCGCCTGGAGGTCGGCGGTGACGACGGTCGGGAAGAGGTTAGACCGGACGAGCGCGGCGGCTCGGACGAACTTGACCGAGGGGTTCGCGCTGATCACTAGGTCCCACTCGATGCGCCATCCGTCGCCGAGGCTCTTCGTCGTCGGGAGGTCCACCGCTGCGATCGTGTAGGTCGCAATGCCTCCCGTGACGACCACGGCTGCCGCGTCGATCACCTTGACGCTCGCCCCGTCGTAGACCGTCACCGTGCCGGAGTCAGGACCGATCAGCGTTCCCGATGCGTCGAAGATCTGAGCCTCGATCGCGTTCGCGCTTCCGCGAGTCAACCACTCGGGGAACGGTGCATGGATTCTGTAAAGCGTGGCACTGGTCGTCATTCTTCGGCGACCTCGCCCGCCTCGTTCACGGTGTAGGTCCCGAGGACTGAGCCCGAAGAGTCACAGAAGCAGACGACGACAAGGTCGCCTCGTGTGCTAACGGTCGCCCGGTGCGGCTCGACTCCGAGCACGTCGGCGGCAAGGGCGACAGCCTCGTAGATCTTCAGGTCGTCCCAGATCATGAGGACCTCTTCATGACTCGGAGTCCGGTGAACTTGCACGTGATCTTAGAGTCTCGTGCAGTGCTCGTGAGATAGGAGGCCCACATCCCGATCCGCATGTTGTCAGGCCGAAGGGTGAACGCCGGGTCTGGTCCTGGGTTCGTCGTCGCGCCCTCAGGCTGTCCCGATCCCATGTCCTTCGGTAGCTGTAGCTCCATGTTCCCATACGATCGAAAGGTCGTCACCGACATCGGTTCCTGATAGGAGGTGTCGACAGATCCCGACGCCGCCCAGCCCGTGCCGGGGAACGTGGTCAACTCCAGGAAGGAGGGCTTCCCAGAGGCGTTGTCGTAGTTGTCGCCCTCGTGCTGTGGCGTTCCCCCGCCAAGTCGCGATTGGTAACTGTCGGCAGCTCCCACGCGGAGCCAGTTGTTGGAGTACCAGAGCCCGGCACCCGAAGCGCCGAGGGCACCCGAGAAGATCACGAGGCCAGCATAAAAGACCCCGTCGTCGGTCCCGGCGGTGTCGACGTCGAAGTCGCAGAGCGCTTGGATCGAGAGGGTGTCCGCGAGGCTGTAGCCCGAGAGGATGTCGTCGAGGTCCGCAGAGACTACGGGCCCGGTCTGCTCGGGACCCCACCAACGGCTAGAGGAGGTAGCAGACCCCGTGATAACAAACTTGAGCCCGTCGCTGCCCACGTCGGGGCTTCCCGAGTCTGCAAACGGCGTGTTGTTTGACTTCCAGTTAACGCCTCCGAAGTCCTCGTCCGTGTCGTCTACGAAGGTGTGAGATCCCGAGTCGGTCCAGTCCCACTCCCTGACGAGCTCCCACGCCGAAGAGGGGGGCCCGCTTCCTACGATGTTCCCACCGATCGGCATCAGCGGAACCAGATCACGGAAGCGCTCGGGGTGCCCGAGTCAGACTTGACCTCGATGTCTAGGTCGTCGCTGATGCCGGGAGGCGGAGGCCGAAGGGACCACGACGATCCGGCGGGCACCTGCTCCTCGTTCGCGCTGGCGAGCCGAACCGTGAAGCCGATCGCGGCGTCGTCGAGCGTGACAGAGATCGACCGCGCACCGTCCTCAAGCGTGATGCTTGATCCGTAAGCGGTCGACAAGACCTGAGTGGCTGATCGGTAGAGGGACACCTAGGTCAGGTCCGAGACGTCGCCGTTAAGGACAACGCCGCCGAGCTTCGTCTTGACCTTGATCTTGTCCGCAGCCCCGTCGATCCAAAAGACGATCTCACCGTCGTCTAGGTCCGCGTCGGCTGGCGCCGATCCTTTAACGTTGAGAAAGACCTGCCTGCGGTTGTCTACCTGGATCGCGCTGTTAAGCGTCTTGGTTCCTTTTGCCATCTTCAATGCTCCTAGAGAGGAGGCCGGGCAGCGAGCCCAGCCATTGATTAAGCGGTGATCAGCTCTTGCGCTTCACCCCGTCGACTACATAGCGGGCGGCTGCCCGCGCTTTGGTCTGTGCTTGTTCTTGCGATAGCTGGCCCCGAGACTCGCGGACGAGTCGGCCTGTCATTGCGTCGATCTTCTCGCGAACGCCTTGCTTCTCACCCGACATCGGGAACCTCGGCAGTCTTGCGCTTGCGCTTAGGAGCTCCGGCGCGCTTCATCGCTGCGATCCGGTCCTCGGCACGCTTGAGCCTGCCAGCTGCGATCAGGTTGGAAGGGTTAAGAGAGACGGCACCCTGGAGGCGCTCGACCTTCTTCTGCTCGTCGTGGACCTTGATCTTTAGGATGTTCGGCGACATCGGCGGAACGATCCCGCTCGCGATGAGGTGGCGCAAGAAGGCGTAGTAGTCCTCACCGCCGGGCTCTGTGAACATCCGCCCGGCCTCGACCGAGATCTTCTGGAAGGGGTCGATGTAGGAGTACCCGCCCGCAGCATGGGGCACGGCGACCATGTAGTCCTGGTACTCACCGAGGCGTGGGTCTGAGTGCTGGATAATGCTCCATCCTCGCCGCATGTTCCCGGCTACTGCTAGGTCGGTCCCGCCGCCTTCGGTCACTCCGTCACAGCCGGGATCGATCACAAGCTTTCCGAGCAGCGGAAGCCACTCCTTGCCTGCGAACATCCAGCGATGCGGATGCCACTTGAAAAGGAAGCGCGGCTCTCTGCGAATGCCGCGCGGGATCTTGACCGCATCCTGCCGCTGTGCCTGTGAGACTCTTTTGCCGATTACCTGTGCCATGGAGTTCCTACCCTCTAGTGACTTGGTTTGGGACCACGCGCCAAACGGAGGTAGCGGACTTGCCCGCCTTGCCGTCCTTCGCGTTCTTGTGAAAGCTGATCAGCCATCCGCCCTCGATGCGTTCACCGGAGGCGTGGGCGGGCTCCTCCTTCGACCAACGGAGCGCGGCGCTAACCGCTGCCCCGAAGGTCAAGGAAGAGGGATCACGGAGGCTGATGTAACCGTGAACCGCCATTGTGTTATCGGTCCGTGATGATGGCGACACCCTTGTCGTCTTCGGAGATCCCGACGCCCACGAAGGCGTGCGCGATGATCTTAGACAGACCGGGATCGGCCACTCGATCGAACTCGGCGTAGACGGGAGAAGCCGCCGGAGCCATTACAGCACCCGGCAAGATGCCTCGGGCCGAAGCCTCGACGTAGGCGATGCCGCCGCCGCTCATCATAAATCCGGCAGAGTCTGCGCCCACGTTCGCGGTCGGGACCATATCGCTAGTCCATACGTCAACACCGAGGAAGCTCCCCTTGAAGCCCTGGCCCTTCGCCTCTAAGGCGGCAGCGGTCGCGGCCATAAACTGCACAGCGCCGCCTTCGGAGCGGAGGGACTCCTGGAGATCTGTCCACTGGGTCCCGTAGAGAACACACGAGAACGGGATGTTGTTCGCCGTCTGCTCCAGTTGGAAGATAGCGGCGTAGAAGTCGTCCATCGTCAGGTCGACCGTCGTGGTGCCGACGGTGTTCGTAAACCCAGATCCAGCGACACAAGCCAGCTCGGTGAAGCGGATAATGTAAGCCTCGGCGACTGCACGCGCGAGCGTGTCCATGCCGACGTTGCCTGCGCCCTGAGTGACCTGCATGAGGTCGGAGAGTTCGTAGCTGATGATCTGTTGTGCAACCGTCAAGCTCAGGTTGTCGACAGGCAGAGCACTGTTGCCTTCGGGCGTGACCTCGTCGGCGTTCGCTGCCGACATCGGCGTCCCGAGGTTCACCTGGGCGGTCTTGGAAACCGAAGAGCCGGAGCCTCCGAGGTCGCCGAGCTTGATGCAGATCGACCGTAAATCCGTTCCATCAAATAACAAATCCCAAACAAGACTGTTCAATACCTCGGTGGCCCTGAGATTTGTCGAATCGTAGATTACTTCATTTGCCATTGTGTTTCACTCCTGCCGCAGCGCGGCGCGTAGATGTTTGGTTCAATCTTCGCTGCGCTCGCCCGTTGCGGTGGGAGTGACCGTGCGCTTCGGTCGGTGCTCTTGCCTCGCCCGTGAGGTGGGAGTGACCTGGCCGAGCAGTCGACGAGTTAAGGCTAAAGCCTAGGGGCTCGCCGCGTCAAGTCTAAAGCCTAGAGTCCATTGATCAGGGTGTCCTTATTCCTGCGGAACTCCTCGATCGACATGCTGGAGATACTGCCGGGCGTGAAGGGCTGAGCGGCAGGCGGGGCGGGCTTGCGCCCGTTGTTGCTGTCCGGCATCGCGGGAGAGGTCGGAGCGGGAGGGGCAGGATCCGCAGAGTGGGGATCGATCTGCGCTGTAGGCTTGGGGGACAGGAACGCAGAGACAAGCGGAGTGTTCCGGCCCTCCCGCTCAAACCAATCGGAGAACTCGCCGGGCTGTTCGGCGCGTGCGAACTTAGAGCGCAGCACGTCGGACACGTCGGCGTCCTTGATCCCAGCACCGAGCAGGACCCGGTCTTGACCCCATCGAGACTCCGCCTCGGCGTGCTTCGACTGTAGCCCATCGAACTGGGAGCGCACCTCGGAGAGCGTCTCTAGCTCAGCCTGGAACGCTCCGGCCTTCGTCTCCCATGCTGCCGCTGCGGGGCGTAGCTCGGCGAGCTCGGCGGTGAGGGTGTTGCGGCTGTCGCGTAGTTCGGAGGTCCGAGTCTGGATCAGCTCTTGAACCTGAGCCTCGGTGTACGTCTTGGCGGTCTCGTCTGTCATCGTCCGTTACTCCTGCAAAGTGGGACGGAAGCCACGACCAACGGAACCCATGATCCGCTCGGCTTGTGGCTTCGGAATGTTGAAGAACTCGGAGAGCATCGAGATCCCAGAGTCTCGGGGCAGCGCACCCATCGCGACACGCTCGACGATCCCGGTCGCCGCTGTGACCTGCGCGCCGTTAAGCGCGGTGTCTGCCGCCTTGACCTCGCCGCCTGTCGAGACCGAGACCTTGCTCTCCAGGTCGTCGCCTGCGGCATCGGGCAGTCTGTCCATGCTGGCGAACTCCACGCGCTCTTCGCGGACGGTGTCGAGGTGGGCGAAGGCTTCGGCTCGCTCCATGCCGGGATGCTGGGCTAGAACGATATCGACCGGGGAAGCTAGGCCAACGTCTAGCAGCGACGTAGCCTCTGCGACCCTGGCTTGCCGCTCGGTCGGCGTCGGAGGCACTGCCATGTATCGGATCGAGTAGCCCGACTCGGGGAGGCTGCCGCCCTCGTTCGCGTTGAGCAGAGCAGCGGAGAGGGCGAGCACCTGCTTGTCTGCCCGCTCAAACTGGGCCTCGGATGCCTTCTGCATCCTGCGGACGGTCTCTCGCTTCAAGGCGATAGCGTAGCCGGATTCGGCAGCGCCGCCCGACTTCTGGAAGTCGTCGGGGGACAGGCCGCTGTGGGCGAGGCATCGCTGCTCGTAAGAATCTATCGCGAGCTGATAGCGCTCGGGATCTACAGACGCGCCGAACTGCCCGAGCCTGCCGCCGCCGGGGACCTCTTCGGTGAACATCGCGATCGAGGTGGGATCGAGGTGGACCTCTTTCCGTGCCGCCTTGCCGCTACCACGGATGGCCCCGCCGCCGAGCTGGACGCCGATCGCCCACCGCTGCGAGTAAGCAGCATCCCGGCAGAGGTATCCCCAGAACGACCAGAGCGCGCCGATGTGCAAGGTACATTCAACCTGCTCGGAGTTCTCCCAGGGGTTCCAGAGCGCCCCGGTCCGCTGGGCGTGAAATAAACTGTAAGGGAGGACAGGTTCGCCCTCGACGAGGTAGGGATAGTCACCGCCGCTGAACGTGCCGCCGAGGACTTGCTCGGTGATATCCTTCGCGTCTTCGATGTCGGCCCGTCCGCTCGGAAGCAGCACCCGGTACTTCGGATCCTGAGGATCGCGGATGTCGAGCACGTCCCAGGTCCATTGGTCCCGCTCACCCTTGCCGTCGCCCAGGTCGAGCGAGGCAAGCCGGGCTTCGACGACTAGGTTCGGCTCGTCGGGATTGTCGCCGCTTGCCTCGGCATAGACTAGATCCGAAGGGACGGCACGATAGAGCAGCTCACCGCGCTCGGTCGTGTAGTCGGATCTTATAAGTCCTTCGCGCATGCCGATCGTGTTCCGAGCGTTTCGCGCACCAATCGCCCAGAGCCCATCGAGCCGGACGCGGGTCGCGAAGTCGTCCACGTCGGAGTCGGGGTGAGAGACTCGGGGCGGGTTGTCGTATTGGATCGCAAGCTGCTTGGTAACCGTTCCGAATAAATTCCGCGAGGTGTCCAGCACACCGAGGCGCTCGACTGTCCCGATCGGAAAGAACTCACGACACTTGCGGTCAAGGTCCTGCTTCCATTGGCCCTCTAGCAGGCGGCGACGGAGGCGGGAGTAGGCTCGGCGGGCTTCGTCCTCCTGGGACGGGAGCGGCGGAACGTCTGAGATTGCGGTCTGGTCTTGGCTCATGTGTCCTCGGTGCCCGTCCGTGAGTCGCCCCCGCAAGAGTAAGCGCGCAGGGCGTGCGAGGTCAACACCTAACGCACCTTGATGGTCGAGGTCGAGCGGTGCCTCGTGTCGAGGTACTCCCGACCGATGTACCGGGCAGCATCGAGGATGTGGCTCAGGTCTTTGTTCGCGGCGTTGCCGCCCGGCCCTCGCCAGTGACGGAAGCCCGAGATCAGCGCCTCGCAGTTCGGGTGCACGATCATCGACCCCTTGACCTGCGCGGAATGCAAGAGCCTCGCGGTGTAGGCGACCGAGCCCGGCCCCTTCCTGGCGGCCTTGATGCGGAACGGCGGTGACTCGGGCGGCAGGCCGGAGAGCACCGCGATCTTCTGCTGTAGCAATTCGTTCACGCGGTAACCGCTCTCGGCTTTGCCAGCACTGTTCACATCGCCCCGCGCCACGTCCACGGCTTCGGGTCCCAGGTCCCAGCGTGAGAGCATGTCGAGGATCCCATTAGCGTCCTCTTCGATCCCGCTGTGTCCCTGGCTCGTGTACTCGTCGAGGAAGTAGACACGCGGATTCGTCTTGTCCCGAGTGTCGAAGCCCGCAAGCAGCGCAGTCTGCCTGCCGTGTCCCTCGCCGTGGTCGATGCCTATCCCGAGCTGTAGTTCGCAGTCGGGGAGATCCTTGCTGATCATCTCGTCGGACCACGCCGAATAGTAGCGGTCAAGACTTACGCCGACCCACCCGCCGTTGAACCGCTGATTGCGTTCGGTCGGGAGGATCATCTGCTCGATCGCGTCCAGCTCCGCTTGACTGAGCCCCGTATTCTCGGGAGTCGGCGGGACGTGGATGTCCTCGATCATCCCAGCCTCGCACGCATCCTTGAGCCATCCGACCGGGCGACCGACCGGGGTGAGGGTGAGCCACAAGCAGCCCTTGCGAACTATCACCCGGCTCTGCGCTTCGGCGAACGTGGACTCGGCGGGCGGCTCGTCTAACCAAACGAAGTCGAGAGTGGCGCCTGCCGCTGCGAGGGTGCCCGCCGCCTGCGAGACTATGCCCATACTGTCGCCCGTCCTGAGCCGGAGGATCCTACGGTTGCCGACTCTAAAGCCGCGATCTGGATGATAGCGGCACTCGGGGTGAAGCAGTCCAGCGGGGAGCAGGGCGAAGAGCTTCGCCTCGATCTCCTTGCTGCTGTCGTCGCTGTAGGGCACGAGGCGCCCGGCGATAGGTCGGTCTGGGATCTCCCGGTAAGGATGCGAGTGGGTGAGCCACCACAACGATTCTGCGCAGCCCGCGTGACTTTTCCCGACGATCTGGTTCGGGCCTCGCATGCACCGCGTCTGCGCCGGGGATCGATGGAACCGCTCCTGACCTGGGCGGGGCTGATAGCGGGCGAGCGGGTTAGCTGAGACGGCGGAAAGGGCGGAAGCTAGCGACACGAGCAGAGCCTAGCAGAGTGGCTCGCCGAAGCCCTTGCAGTCGTCGTCGGCGCACCACGGCGGGCCGAAGTAGAGAGCCCGGCAGCCGACGCAGATCCGGCGGGCGCTCCTCGGCATGATGTGCCAGATCGAGTAGATCATCAGTCCGCCAACAGTTCCGCCAGGGTGAAGAGCCTATCGGCGCTCGTCGTCTGCAACCTGATCTCCTCTTGCAGATCCTCAAGGCTGTGCACCGCGTTCCCCAGGTCCTCCCACAAAACATCCCACGCCCGGCTGTGATGCCCGCGCCGATCGATGCGCTTGAACAGCGCCTGAGCCAGCGCCGCGAGGGACGCGACCTCTGCCAACTGGCGCGCAATCTCAGAGCTGCTCGCCCGCACCTAGTGCGCCAACTCTTCCAGCTCGGCCTTCGTCTCCATCTTGTGCTGAAGCGAGGTCAGTACATCGCGGAGAGCGTAGAAGGCAACGATCGCCTCTTCCCTCTCCTCGTCCTCGATGGCCGCGTACCGGAAGAAGTGATAGGCCGCGTTGATCGTCTGGAGTACTTGGTGAAGATCACTCGTCGCCCAGGCTAGTTTCTTGTCGCTCATGCTGTCCTCCTGCTAATGCCTCTGCCGAACGCGGATAGCCTCGACCATGTCGGGATCTAGCTCGGAGGCTAGGCGATCGAGCAGCTCGTCGCGGGACAGGTTGCTGTGGTCCTCTGCGTCGACCTCCTCAAGCGGCCTGTCGATGCCCAGGACCCGAGCCTCGATGCCCATCATCCCGCTCACGCTGCCCATGCTGCCGATGCCCCGAGCGTGCGCCTGATGGTCCCGAAGGCGAGAGATAAACTCAGCCCTTGCCCTGCTTCGGTTGATGCCCCTGTAAGCCTTCTCGATGTCGTCGAGCACTTCGTCTCGGTATCGGTAGATCGTGCGAACGTCTACATCGAGCTGGGAGGCTAGGGCGCGGACGATCCTGCCGCTCCATCCTGCCTCGGTCATCGTGCGCTCTACGAGGTCGAGCCTGCGCTTCTTTTCCTTGATCGTGGTGCGCTTATTGACCGCGCCTCCTGTGCTAGTAGCGACCGTCATTAGTCAAGCGCTCCCGGTCCTGGGTCTTGCCCTGCCTCCTTGGCCCAGGCTGTCCACCGCTTGCGGATCACGTCGCAGTATCTAGGATCGAGTTCGATCAGGTTCGCCACGTGCCCGGACTTTGCACTCGACAGTAATGTAGTGCCGCTTCCGCCGAACGGATCCACGATGATCGCTGACTGTTCAAAGACCAAGCGTGAGACCATCCAGTCCCATAGTTTAGTGGGCTTGGGGCATGGGTGATCGACATCCCACGCGTTCGCCGGGGTGTTCATGTCCACTGCATCGGGGCGAGCGCCCCTGCCTGCTGCGAGAGACGGGTCCTTCCCATAGCAGAGGAACGGTTGCCAGCAGTTGAATCCCCATGATGATCTGTTCTGTCCCCCGCCATAGAACCAGCACAGAACCCACTTTGGCATGGGATAGTGCCACTGGTTTGCTACGCCGGGAGAGAACACCACTGCTGGGGCTCTCTCCCTTGCCAGTGGAAGCCAAGCGGCGGCGAGCGCCGCCAGTGCTGACTGTGAATCCTCGTGATCCCCGTAGTCTAGCCCGATGCCATATGGGGGATCTGTCAACACCAAATTCGCCCGGCCTCCGTCAATCACAGCATCCCATGTCGCACTGTCTGTGCAATCACCGCAGATCAACCGATGCGGCCCTAGTTCGTAGACCTCGCCGCGTTGGCTGTCTGGATCTTCTGGCGGCTCTTCGGGCTCGATGTCGTCGGGACCGATGGGCTCGGAGTCGAGCGAGGCTAGAAGGTCGGCGAGGTCTTCGTCACCGTAGCCTGCGATCTTCGTGTCGATGCCTTCGGCCTGTAGGCTCTCCAGGATCTCAGCGAGTGCGTCCTTGTCCCACTCTGCGAACTCGGAGAGGCGGTTGTCCGCGATGGCGATCAGTTCGGCTTGTGGGCCGTCGACGTCGAGGGTGATCGTAGGGACCTCGGTGAGCCCGAGCTTGAATGCTGCCTTGAGCCGGGTATGCCCGGCGATGATCGTGCCGTGCTTGTCGAGGAGGATCGGGTTAGTCCATCCGACCTCGCTGATCGTGTAAGCGAGTTCCTCGGCGGCTGCGTCGTTGTCGCGTGGGTTCTTAGCCCACGGTGTTAGCTCGGAGATCGGGCGAGTCTGGATCGTGAGGTCGTGTCTGAGTGCTCCTGCCATGTCGGCTAGCCTAGCCCCTTCCGATAGATCCCGAAAGGATCTTAGCTGCTCGGTCTGTGTTCTCGTCGGTGATCGGCATCTTTCGATCCTTCCGATGCTCCCACATCGCGTGGGCGATCGAGGTCTCAAACGAGCGAGCCATCAGCCACTGAACCTCGTCCTCGGAGAGTCGACGCTTCGATCTGCTCTTGACCTTCCATCCGAAGCGGAGCAGCTCTTCGACGTTCCGGCGGCGTTCGTAGATCTTGAGGTGGGATCGAAGGTGCTCGCCAGCTAGGCAAGAGCACGGCACCTGCACGTCGTGCCCTCCCTTCTTCTCGATCATCATCAGGTGCCCCTTGTCGCAGGCGTGGGGGCAGTGTGGGTCTTCGGGAACGTCGACCGCTC